TCATCCTCGACAGTTCTGACATATCTATTATTTATTATAGCCATATATTTATCTACTAAGGTACTCTTGTCATATATCTTATTAATATCATTGTCATTAATTTCCCCCTTAGTTTTATTGGCCTCCATTTTATCGCATATATCGCTATCAACGCCTTTATTATCTGTTATTAGCTTCTTATTATCTATGTTATTAAGAGCCTCTAATACATTAATTGTGTTATTATTAATGCTCATATTTCGCTTTTTTTTGGATTCCTTCTTATATATCTTCGGTTTATTACACGCCTCTTTGATAAAGTTTATATTCTGATTAATATCTGATTGCTTATTTACGGTATCGTAATATTGAAATAGTATATCGCTCGTATTTTTGTAATACTCTATTTCGTCTAAATTATTGAGTTCATTCAATTTACTTTTAATATTTATTATCTGCTCATTTAACTCTATATTACTGAACCAAAGCCTGCTATTAAGTTCTTTATCGGCTGTATTATTAATACTTTTTAATATCTCAACTTTATTTTCTTCACAATATCTCAGTTTTTCAAGATAGTATATCTTTTCCTTATCGCTCTTCTCAAAATCCTTTATCATATTATTATGCATTGCGTCCAAAGTAACAGTTTCATTTGTATCTGTTGTTATTTTTTTTTTAGATGACTTCTCTTTAAACATCATTATATTTGAATTATAAATATTAAGGTTTATATAATAAAAATTATTTTTGTGTCATATAATCTATATTTTTTTCTCCTCTAATAGTATAAAGAATATAGCGTAAATGGGTGGTGGTCTTCTTCAATTAGTAGCTTATGGTGCACAGGATGTTTATTTAACTGGTAATCCTCAAATTACCTTTTTCAAAGTAGTTTATCGTCGTCATACTAACTTTGCTATTGAAGCTATCCAACAAACTTTTAACGGCAATGCTGGCTACGGAAATACCGTAACTTGCCAAATATCGCGCAACGGTGATTTAATAAACCGCATGTATTTACAAGTTGATGTTCCTAAAAAGAAAGCTGCCCAATCCACAACTACCAGCACATATCAAAACTATCTTGGTTTGCGCTTAATAAAATCCGTTGTTATTGAAATTGGTGGCCAACAAATAGATAAACATTACTCGGACTGGCTTTACATCTGGAATGAATTATCTCTTCCTATGGGAAAACGTTATGCATATGATACTATGGTCGGCGCTGATAAAGATATATTAAACGGCAACCCCGCCAATGACAATATCCCCTCTACAACTCTATATATCCCCTTCGAGTTCTGGTTTTGCCGCAATGTAGGTCTTGCGCTTCCTTTAATCGCCCTTCAATATCACGAAGTAAAAGTGAAAATAGATTTTGAAACCAAGACTAATTGCATATCCAAGGGTGATGGTCTACTAACTGACTTTGAAGATATTAAAAATATCTCTTTATGGGCCGATTATATCTTCTTAGATACTGACGAACGCCGAAGATTCGCTCAATTATCCCACGAATATTTAATAGAACAGCTACAATTCACTGGCACTGAACCCCTCGTTGCCGGTACCAACAGAATTAAGCTAAACTTCAATCACCCCTGCAAAGAACTCATATGGGTCGCAAAAATAACACCTACTAACAATGTAACCAGATGGTATGATTACACCAATAAGGATGTTGCAGATCTAAAGACATCATACGGTCTTGCAGATGGTGGCAATGCCATACAGGGAGGACAGATTACATCTAACTACCTTGTTATATCCGATGTGAAACCAAAAGAAAATGTAAATCCTTTCACCAACGCAATCCTCCAATTAAACGGAAACGATCGTTTCGCTGTAAGAGAAGGTGATTATTTCAATTATGTTCAACCCTTCCAACATCACACTAATGTTCCCGTATATAACTCTATCAACGTATATTCGTTTGCACTAAAACCCGAAGATCATCAACCGAGCGGCACCCTCAATATGTCTCGTATTGACACCGCGACATTGATGGTTACTGCTAAAACCTCTGTTACTGCTTCATATCAAGGCATAAATATATACGCGGTCAATTACAACGTCCTTCGTATATTATCTGGTATGGGTGGCCTTGCTTATTCCAATTAAAAATATAATAAAGATATCTACTATAATAAAAATTAAAGAGTCGTGTTATATAATTTCCTTTTTTTTTTCTCCTCTAATAGTATAAAGAATATAGCGTAAATGGGTGGTGGTCTTCTTCAATTAGTAGCTTATGGTGCACAGGATGTTTATTTAACCGGTAATCCGCAAATTACCTTTTTCAAAGTAGTTTATCGTCGTCATACTAACTTTGCTATTGAAGCTATCCAACAAACTTTTAACGGAACTCCCAATTTTGGCAATCGTGTAACCTGCCAAATATCTCGTAACGGAGATTTAATACACCGTATGTATTTAGCAGTTGTTAATTATTATTCAGGAGAAGAAGTATGTCCTTATTTTGGCCTTCGTTTAATAAACTATGTAGAAATTGAAATCGGTGGTCAAAAGATAGACAAGCATTATTCTCACTGGATGTATGTGTGGAATGAACTCTCGCTTCCCGTATCAAAGAAAGATGCCTATAAAAATATGGTAGGCGCCAATGATATGCTTAAGAAAATAGGGACTGATGCTAATAATGGCGCTAATCTCTATATCCCCTTAGAGTTCTGGTTCTGCCGCAATGTAGGTTTAGCCCTTCCTTTAATCGCTCTACAATATCACGAAGTTAAAATAAACATTCTATTTGAAACAAAAGAGAATTGCAAAGGTACTGCTGATGAAATTACTGACCTTTCCTCTGTTTCATTATGGGTTGATTATATCTTCTTAGATACCGACGAACGTCGAAGATTCGCTCAATTATCCCACGAATATTTAATAGAGCAGTTACAATTCACTGGTACTGAAAGTGTATCGGCTGTTTCTGCCATTAAACCGAAATTATCCTTCAATCACCCTTGCAAAGAATTAGTTTGGTTATGCTCTTCTGACCATACTACTACTTCTACCGATAAACATGTTATAAATAATAACTGGATTAATTATTCCACCAAGGTTAATACCTATGCTGCCGATAATGCAGTATTATATAATGCTACTAGCGCAATTGACTCAACTAATCCCATAAAATCTGCCAAACTTGTATTAAACGGTAATGATCGTTTTGCTGCAAGACCAGGCTCTTATTTCAATTTAATACAACCTTATCAGCATCACGAAAATATCCCTGTTAATCCCGGTATCAATGTTTATTCATTTGCCCTTAAACCGGAAGAGCACCAACCAAGTGGCACTCTCAATATGTCTCGTATTGATACTGCTGTTCTCAATTTAGAGATTAACCAAGTTGATACCTACCTTTCTAATAACGCATCTTCAAAGAATCTACATGTCTATGCCGTAAATTATAATGTACTCCGTATATTATCTGGTATGGGTGGCCTTGCTTATTCCAATTAAAATATTATATATTTATTTATATATGTTGAAATTGCTATAAAGTTTCTTTTTTTTTTCTCCTCTAATAGTATAAAGAATATAGCGTAAATGGGTGGTGGTCTTCTTCAATTAGTAGCTTATGGTGCACAGGATGTTTATTTAACCGGTAATCCTCAAATTACCTTTTTCAAAGTAGTTTATCGTCGTCATACTAACTTTGCTATTGAAGCTATCCAACAAACCGCTTCGGGAAGTAATTCGCTCGGCTCTCGCGCCACCTATCAAATTACTCGCAACGGTGATTTAATACACAGAGTATATTTCTACGGAAAATTAAAAAATACTGGCGCTACCTCCAAAAAAATAGCGTTAGTTCCCAATGTAGGTCAAAAGTTATTGAAAACCGTAGAATTAGAAATTGGCGGACAACGCATAGATAAACATTATTCGGAATGGCTTTACATATGGAATGAACTTTCGCTACCTTATGGCAAACGTGAAGGCTACTATAAAATGATTGGTGCCAACAAGGAGAACTGCTGCACTCTATTGCCTTCGACATCATCTTATGAATTATATGTTCCCTTAGAGTTCTGGTTCTGCCGCAATGTTGGTTTAGCTCTTCCTCTAATCGCCCTTCAATATCACGAAGTTAAAATTAACATAGAATATGAAACTGTTACTAACCTCTGTGATATCAGTAATAAAAATTATTGTGCTGAAAATGATAGAGTTGGCGGCGAATCAAATGGTACTGGCTATTCTAATACCGAGTTGACCCTTGACGATCCTACTTTATGGGTTGATTACATATTCTTAGATACCGATGAACGCAGAAGATTCGCGCAATTATCTCATGAATATTTAATAGAACAGCTGCAATTCACTGGCACTGACACCATAACTTCATCTGGCTCAAATCCCGATTCTATGAAGAGCTTACGTATGAACTTCAATCATCCCTGCAAAGAACTTGTATGGGCTATCAGAAGTTCAACTGCTGCCAACAATGTATATTGGAATAACTTTTCTACTGCCGAAGCTGATAATACTGTTGAAACCACAACTTTCAATAACTATGTCGTTTCTAAAAATCCGGTAATGCAAGCAAAAATAATGCTCAACGGCAATGATCGCTTTGCAACCAGACAAGGCGAATACTTCTCACTAGTCCAACCGTATCAACACCACGAAAATACCCCTGATATGTATCACAAAGGTATCAATGTTTATTCGTTTGCCCTAAAACCCGAAGAACACCAACCAAGCGGCACCCTAAATATGTCCCGTATTGACACTGCTGTCCTATCTCTATCCTCAAGAATGGCTAACACCGGAACTATCCATGTCTTTGCCGTTAATTACAATGTTCTCAGAATATTATCCGGTATGGGAGGCCTTGCTTATTCCAATTAAATATGATATCCGAGACATCGTTGTGATACCCATAATACTATCTTTTCATTTTTTAATTTATAATTATTTTTTACAGATAATATTATATTATATAAAAT